GAACACTTACACGTAACAAGAACCGTTACTACAGAAGAGTTAAGGTTGCAAACCTTATGTAATCTCTTTTTACATATATTCAAGAGGGTGCTTGACACCCTCTTTTTTTATGCTATATTATTAGGGATAGGTGAAGGAGATCTAACCCTCCTAATCTTATCATGTCCAATTATACTAAGTTTTTATGACTAACCGTATGAAACTTGTCAGTATCATTGACTCCTATAATAAAAGAGTTGATGATAAAAGACGAGAAAGACTATCACGACTCCAAGTTATAGGTTCTTTGCCAGATGTTCCTAAGTTGGAAGATTTGGTCAAAGAATACCTTACCAATCCAGATTTTGATTGGAGAAAAACATACATTTGTTCTGTAAGAGGTAAAGATCAATATGGTTCACCTATTTACAATAGGACAGAACTAATTGACCTTAACAAATGCGAACAACATGCTAATGAAAAGAAGGGATACTCTTATGAAGCAGCGAACACTGGTTCTGGTTTTGTAAGACCAAATGGATACTTTGTTAACACGCAGAGTGGACACCGTGCTACCTTATTATTTGCTGTTACTTTAGATGGTGAAGAACGTAGTTTACAGAACGTAAAATTCCATGACCCTAATGCTACTGATGATGAAATCCTCAGTAGAGAAGCAGATGATCACCACACAGATTGTGCTGATAGAAAACCTCAAACTGGTGATGATAAATTCAGATCTGCATACTATGCTCCAAGAGACTGGGCAGTTAACTTGTTTAACTATCTAAAACCTTTTGATATTGGTATCGCAGGAACTTTAGAAGATGCGTATTTCTCACTTCCATCTCACTCATATATGAGTACTGCTCTTAAATTAGTAGGAGAAGGAACCGTTTCAAGATACTTAAAAGCATTTACTAAACATAAATGTGAGAAAGTAATCTTAGGAAATGCTGTCGTAGCAGGATGTTTATTCCTACAATCGTTTTCCGAATACGTTCGTAAGGTAGATGAAGACAACAATGTTGATTCATTTGATTTGATGATGAAGTTCTACTTTACTGAGTATGGCGAACTAATGAGAAGGTTCGATCCTGATGGTAAAGACTTAACTCAGGCTGCTCTCGTCGCAGGAAATGGTCTTTACAAGGGTAACGAACCCGCTGTTGCTAGATTTGTATTCTGCTACAACGAGTTTGTTAGACTTAAAAGGTATAAAATAAGTGGAAGGCAAAGAACTGCTATTCCATTTGAAGGTGCAGATGATAAAGGTTGGAATACCTTTATATCAAATGCAAACCCTTTGATGAAACCTGCTCTTGGGCAACTCGCAACTACTAAGTTCTTTTAATTTACCAGACCCCGTAAAGGGGTCTTTTTTTATCTAAATATTTCTATGATAAGAGATCTAGTTAAATCTGAAGATAGTATTTTACATCACGAGATAAGACCTTGTGGTGTTAGTGTTGATCGTCATTTTATAGCAAAGACATTAATTGAAAATATGCATCATTACGAGGGGGTCGGTCTTTCTGCAAATCAAATAGGTATGGATGTAAGAGCGTTTGCTATGATAAGAGACATAGAGCATAATGAAGTAATTGTATGTTTTAATCCAGTGATACTTGATAGTTCTGATGATTTTAATTGGTGTGAAGAAGGGTGTTTATCATTTCCAGATAAATTTATAAATGTAAGTAGACCTGATAAAATTGATGTAATATATGAGGATGAGGATAGTAAAAAACATAAAATTAAACTTGAAGGTTTTCCAGCAAGAGTTTTTCAACACGAGTTTGACCATTTAGAAGGAATTGATTTTACTCAAAGAAGATAAATAGTTAAAAAATTTATAATGGCTAACTCAGCATTCGCAAAACAAATAGACAATCGCAATTTCCTTTCTGGTGTTGGGTTTAAGTTTAATTTGACTAAGTTTCCAAAGGTTGACTTTTTCTCAAATTCTGCTAGAATACCAGAGTTGAACCTTGAACTTACACAACAGGCATCATATCTAAAGAATATTGATATACCTGGTGAAAGATTAACTTATGGAGATTTGACACTTCGGTTCTTAGTTGATGAGAATATGGAAAATTATATCTCAGTATATAATTGGTTAAAGGGTTTAGGATTTCCAGAAAGCACAAAAGAATTTAAAAAACTTACAACTGATAAGGACGGACAAAGAGATCCAAAAGAGGCATTTTGTGATGGCACTTTAAGAATATTAAATAGCAATTATCGTGAAGTTGCCAAAGTTAAATTTTTTGATTTATTTCCAACATCCTTGACATCATTAGATTTTGATGCTACAAATACAGATATACAGTTCTTTACAGCAGAGGCAACTTTTAAGTATACCATTTATAATTTAGAAAGCAGTATTAAATGAATATTGAAAAAATTCAGGAGATGTGGGAAAAAGATTCTCAAATCGACCCTGATAATCTACATGATGAATCACTTAAAATACCCCAACTCCACTCAAAATATTATACACTCTACAATACAATTACTTTGTTAAGAGAGAGGGCGAGAGAAAGTTATGCCAAAGTTAGATTGGAAAGATATAATTACTACACTGGAAAAGCAACAGCAGAGGTATATGCAGAAGAACCATTTCCTTATAAGGTTCGTGAGAAGGATGCAATCCAAAGACATTTAGATGCAGATGATAAGATGAATAAAATTGATATGAAGATCAAATATTATGATGTGATGCTTAAATTTTTAGAGGAAATTATTCGTGCAATATCAAATCGGACATATCAAATAAAGAACGCAATCGAATGGAATAAGTTTCAAGCAGGGTTTGGATAATATAAATACCTGAGTAGAATTAATAATACGATGAAACCTACACCAAGAGAAGCAAAACTAATTCACGAGAAGTATGATAAGGTCGTGAAGCACTTAATTGATGAGAAGTATGCTGTGGATAAAGAGTCAGCAGATAAAATTATCTCAGGTATGAGTCAAGACTGGTATGATACTATTTCAGAATAATGAAAACATTTAAACAATTTAATGAAGGATTGGTTAAAAAAGCATTAATTGGTGGTGCACTCGCTGCTCCTTATTTGCTGAAAAAATTTGTAAAACCAAAAACTGATAAGATGCTTGATAAACAAAGAAAAACTTCACCAATTGGTGGTGATAAGAGAGCAAAAGATATTGAAAATGCTGCGGGAGCACCAGGATTCTTTGATAAGTAATCATGAAACCTATTATAAATCGTGCTGATATCATCGGTGGTCTAAAATCAGTTGAACTTGCAAAGAAAAATCCACAAAATTATCGACCAGGTGTGGGTGTAACAAAAGATTTCAAATTAAAAAAATGAAAACTTATAAAGATTTAATAACTGAATTAAATAAGTATGAAAAAGAGACTGCAAAAAAAGCAAGGGCATTTTTTATAAAGGATTTAGGTCATAAAAAATATAAAGAACTTGGATTAAATAAAAAAAGTTCCCTAAAGGCATTTGAAAAAGCAGCAGAAGATCAAAGAAGTAATCCAAAAAATCCATACGTATCACCACGTAGAGAATCGGAAAATGTAATTGGAGACTTTCAAGATAGAGAACCTGGTCAAAAAGGTCGTGGTAATCGTGTCGATCCAGAAACTGGAAAAGTATCAAGATATGATCCAACTAGAGCGAGACATAAGGAAATGAGAGGAGTAAGTAAAAAGAAATCCGCAGATATACAAAAAGTTTATAAGGCAACGGGTGATAAACAAATAGATAGTGTGTATAAAAATATTGGTGGAAGTCAGAATCGAAGAATATATCAACCATCATTTTCAGGAACTGAACTTGAAAAAGCAGCAAGACAAATGAATATGTTTCCTAAAACTAAAATAGGTTCACCAACTCTTGCAAGCATACCAAAAGGTAAAATACCAGAACCACCAAAAATTAAACCACCAACCACATTCAAACCTCCAAAGGGTTCTGTAGGTGCGATGAAATCTACTGTTAAACCAAAAACATTTCAAAAAGCATTAAAAGTTTTAGGTAAAAATAAAAAATTTGCACTCGGTGCTCTTGCAGTTAGTGCAGGTATTGGGGCAGTAAACGCATTTAGAAATAAGAAAAATTGACCCCCGCATAGCATTTGAAACATTTATCGATACCGAGATAACAGGTTATGAACCTTGTCTTGGTGGAGAGTTGCGTGAAAAAGCAGTTTGGGTAGATAATGAAGTTTGTATTGGTTG